TCGTTAGATATTACTTCACGTTTACCGTAGTAATCGTCACCAAGCATATCTTTGGCCATTTTTAAAAGTTCTAATCTAATTTCGAACGGTGTCATATTACTCATTTTAATCTCCTTGTGTGTATGAGTGTTTGTAAAATGGTTAGTTATTCTGTTACGAGGAAACTAACCGAAACCCTAGCTACCTTATTTAGGCGGCAATGCGAAACTGTGAGTCGTTTGCGTTTACTTTGTTTTAGTTTTAACATCTACTCTGATGTGCTGTCCACTCTGGTACTCTTTACCCTGTCGAATCTATTTCAGGCCCATCATAAAGACTTTTCCAACGATTGTGTGCTTCGAAATAACTAATCCAAACACACCCTTCGCATCCTTTACCGCAACAAGAATTTGGCTTTTGCGGTTCGGGCGGTAAATCTTTATGGTGGACCTGGCGGGATTCGCACCCGCGTCCAGAATCTGTTTCTCTTTGCTTCATACAGCAATAACTCTATTATAACGCCTTTTGTTTAAGAAGTCAAAAGTTGTTTGTCCTTTTCGTATAAATCTCTATACTCTAATAATTTGGTTACCCAATTATCTCGTTTTTCGACAAATACTTGCGGATCATCGTTTTCAACTGCCATAATAATAACTAATTTACTTACAGGTACCCCTGTTCGTTCTTCATACATAACTGCATATGCAGCACATTGCATAAAGTAATTATGAATGTGATCTTTATCTTTTCGTCTACTAGACGTTTTATAATCTATAATTGCTAAGCGACCTTCATATTCGGCAACACAATCTACAGTCCCCGCCAATCTTAAATGATCGGAATATAATCTTTGTTCTTGAACATGAACATTGTTAATTTTGTGTAAATATGGAATAATACTTTCAAACAATTCTCTTTGAAATACTGGAATTGTATCTAGCACATTTACATTATTAAGATAATTCTCACAATGTAAGTGCATTTTAGTGCCACGTCTTGCAGCTGCACTTGCAATTTTATTTGCTTGTTCTTCACCTACTCTTTTACGCCATTCCATCAGACCTTGTTTACCATGTGCTGATAAAACAGTGGTTACCGAAGGATATTTTTTACCATTCGGTGTTGCGTAAAATCTTACTCCATCTTCTCGAGTAACTTGTTCCAGTTTCTCAAATTCTTTCACCTTAACATGATTATAAATCATTCTTATTCCTGTAATATTTCCACTGCGTGATTGTAGTGTTTAAGTCTATCTTCAAGACCAATAAATCCACCATTGATTTTCTTTGTCATCATTTTAATATCTTGCGCATCAGCAAGCACATTTAAATTATTAGCATTCCAGAACCAGCATGCAGAATTTAACGCATAGTAGGGTTGAACTAGAATATCAGGTTGTTCTAATAAAGTATGATCGTCAAAAAATGCTTCAGAACATTTTGTGTAATTATGTTTACCTGTTAATTGAATTAAGCCTCTGCCTCTAAATTTCCAACCCTCACCACTTGCTTCGTCTCCATTACCCATTCTATTTGCGTACACTTTATTAGCAATCTTTTCAGGTTGTCTTGCGTATTGGGTTGCGATTTGAGGATTAGGAAAATACTTACCAAATATCTTTTGCAGGCCATCTGCACTATAGTTAAGATTTTCTTGCATAATCGCAAATCCGCCAGATTCATGAGCGCATTGTGCAATAAATGCAGAGACTCGAGCGATATCGTTGATACCATATTGCGGTAAAGTTTCTACCATTGAGTCATACCACTCTTGGTGGTTTTTAACTCGAGGTAATAAATGCTGTACTTTGTCTAATGTGAAATCGAAATCAAATCCATCTGCCATTTGTATTATCCTTTATCTTTGATAGCAAATTCGTTCTCTTTTTATTGTGCCATCAGGTTGTTGTGTTTCTTTCCAAGCAGAACATTCCATATTGTTTTCAACAGTAACACTCGGTTGTTGAATAATTACTGTGCTGGGATATTGCTGCGATCTACTAATTCCATATCCAATTGCTCCGGCTATAATTAAGGGAACAACTAAATCACTAGATGTACGATACGGACCGTGTCTCGAGTGCCAGTGCATATATTGCGCTGATGCAGTTGCTGAAAATAATAAAGTAATAAGAATTAGAAGTTTTTTCATTTTAGTTTCTTTTGATGAAAAAGAGCCGAATTATTAGCTCGACTCTTTTATTTATATTAATGAACGATGTGTCTACTTTCGTAGTCTAATCTAGCAAGAATATACTCCTTAACAAGTTTTGATCTAACAATATCATCTACACCAAATTCGAAGACCTTAAAAGAGGGCATAAGGTCGGCAATTGCCATGAATTTTTTTAGTCCAGACATATCGGTTTTTCTATACAAATCCGTTTGGCGAAAATCGCCGCAAAATATAATTTTTGACCGCTCTCCTACGCGAGTCATAATTGAATTAAGTTCCATATCTGTCATATTCTGACATTCATCTACAACGATAATAGAATCATCTAGAGTAATGCCTCTGACAAACGACGTAATTAAAAACTTTACTGCACCTTGTTCCGTCAATCTTTGATACGCATCGCTACGACCAAAAAGATCTTCACAAATTCCGATATAAGGTTCAGTATATACTTCTGTTTTTTCTTTTTCATCTCCCGGTAGATGTCCGATTTCTCTGCTAGGAACAGCTGATCGAACGATTATTACTTGTCGATATGGATTTGATTTATCTAATACTTCCTCCAATGCGTGATAGAGTGCTATGAATGTTTTTCCTGTCCCGGCTACTCCATGAAGCAACATGATTTTGGAATTATCATATGCATCAAATACTCGCCGCTGGTTGTCTGTCAATGGATCAATTGTTTTCATATCATCTATTCTCATCTTTAGTTTGTTGTTAACAACTAAATTGAGCGGTGGATGAGTTGGCTGCAATTGAAGATTATTTTTAGACTTGGCCATGTATACCCTCTTAAGAAAAAGAAAGGACACTAGCTACCGTGCTATTGTCCCCTCAGGTAAAAATTGAATTGAAACATTTTATCGTCTACTTAATTTGTCTGCCAAGTTACTCTTATAATTTTGAGAGTGTATCTTAGACAAGACTTCTTTAAAACCACCATCAGGTTGAGTAATCCCGAGACGAACGGGATCACCTAGTGCAGGAGCACCGGTGATGATGTTTTCGTGATTTATTGATTTGCAATTTGTGCATTGCTGTTCTGGGCGTGCTGCGTAACGACATAACACGTCGAATATTGTATCACAATCGTTGCATTTTAATGTATAACTAGGCATATGTAAACCATTCAGGTATTTGTCGTTTTTTCCAGGCTGCTAGATGTTGCTTTGCACCTAGGTAATAATTTATATATGATCTGACGGAATTACCGGACACCTTATACTCATCTGGCATTGCCGGAGTGGGTTCAGTAAATCCTACACCTTTTGGGATATTAGCAGGTGGCTTATACAATGCATCTACTAATCGAGCAGTTGCGTGTGTTCTACCATACCTATACGTGTATTCTTCTAATACTGCAATGAATAGCTTATATAACCATTCATAATTTTCATATGATTGTCTTACCCAAATCGCTGAAGGATGATTAATATGAGTAGAACGGTACAAAGTATATTCACGCTCATCGGAAATAACATACCTGGTTTGTTTTCGATTAGTTTTACTGACACCCACAGATTGAAAACCATCAAGAACACGATGAGCAGTAGAAAGAAGTTGAGCATATTCGAGTATCATTTTAACGACGTGTTTATCGTTGTGCAATTCAGCGCACTTTTTAGGATCATGGTGTAAATAAAAAATATTCATATATATGTATCAATATTAGAACCTCTTTGATGAATCTCGAATTGTTTCTTTTGCCTAATACTTTCATACTCTCGTATTTTTTCGATTTCTTTCATTAATTGAATTGCAAGAATGCGCCGGGCTTGTTCCGTAGCTTCTTTTAGTTTTTCGTTTTCGAATCTTTCAAGTTTACGAGTATATTCAATTATTCCATATTTTCTATTATATAGATTATTAGTTATTTCCGTACTTGTTATTTTACTCATTTTATTTTTTTGCTTGAATCTGCTATATCTTTATCTTCACGCATTTCAATAAATGTAGGCAAGAACAGACGTTCTACGCCGTCTCCGCGATCTTTAATGCGTGCGTTATATTTAACAGTTACGATTTTTCCAATTACAGCTTGTTTGGTAAATTCTTTACGTTGTTCATCGGAATATCCTGAACCCACATTAACTTGAATTAATCCGTCAGATGATTCGCAAACTAGTGCTCCCAATCTGCCGACATTTTTGCCGGTACCTTCTTCCCAATTAACAACCACAAGATCACATTCCAATTCACCTTTGAATTTAATTTGCTCCTTAGAGCGTTTATCTTCCCAGATGTTTGTTTTAGATTTGAGTATAGTACCTTCTTGACCTTCTGCTAAGAATTTCTCAAAAATCGTTTGTGCTTCAAATTGATTATTTACTTCTTTAGTCCAAACACAATCAATCAATGCACCCAATGCTTTATTTGATGTTTTTAGATTAACCGTGCGTTTAACTAAAAATTGTAAACGATCTTCATACGGTGTAACAAATTTACCAATTTTAAAATCATCATATGGAATAGCATCCCATAATGTTACACGAACAGAACTTGCTTCTGTTTCTGACATTGTACCTTTAACACCTTTGCTTAAGATACCATTGCCTGTTTTACGATCAAGAGGTTTGCCTGCAGAATCTACAACTAATAGCTCACCATCAAAAACATAATTGGCACCGTAATAAGAAGCCAATTTGAGTAAAGCATCGCTAAATAGCTTACTTGGAATATTAAGTTCTTTACCATTGCGGCTCCTGTATTCTACTGTGCCATTTCGGACGATTGCGTTAAAACGCATGCCATCTAATTTTAACTGACAATATGCCGGGAATTTAATTTTGTCGACAAGCTTTTGGTCGAATCCAGAAGCCAACATAACCGGATACGTTGAGATAAGCTTGGGCCAGATTTTGTTTGCGGTTGCTTCACTGACTCCACAACGAAGGTCTTGCTTGATGATACGCTCAATAACGCTGGCATCTTTTTCATTCACTGACTCCAATACAAAGGTTAGATGTTCAATTGCTGCATTGCCCGTCACATTGCGGGTTGCAAATTCATTAAGGAGTTCTTGCATAGCCCAAGTTAAAGATTGTTTACCTTTAGCTTGTTTGGTGTATGCTGGAATTTTGCGAATATAATAACTGATAAGAGGATCTAGCGCAATTCGAAACGCTTCTTTTAGGTCAGCATTATTCTTATTGGTTGTAAGAATTGCTTCTTTAGCCAAGCGAGAATTGTCAGATGCGAGTTGATCTAAAATATCATATACCGTTGTCATAATAACCTTTCTTCATATGCTTTATTATAACATCTTTTTTGGTAAGTGTCAAGCATAAAAGTGCTCATTTTTTAAGCAAATGGTCGCATTTCGGTGTTGATTTTATAAGTAATACTTGTATACTTATGAGGAGCATCTTCAACCGCTTGTTTGGCTTTTTCTAATTTTTGGATATCGTCATAAACACCGATAATATCTTGTTTTCGAGTACGACCAATAGTGTCACGCCATTCAGCTTCTAAAATATACAAGGTTTTCATATTATGCAGACATTCTTGTAGAATTTGTAATGGTCTCATACATTGTTTCAAATTCTTCATGTTCTTCAATTTCTTTGGTAAAATTTTGTTTGTGATATACCTTAGCCATACGACGAAATGTCTTTTTGCTAAGTTCTAGATTATCACATAACTCTTTAATTGCTTCTCGTTGAAACTCACGTTCACCTTCAGTACGTGTCATACTTGCTGAAAGTTCTTTCATACAATCAAGAATTGCTTTACGATCCGTGGGACTGGATGGGATACCTGCCATAATTTATTTCCTTTCAATATCATCTTCAATACAATTGTCGCCATACTGGATTTCGACAATCTTCAATGGTGACTCAGTTTCATTACAAAGCTGATGCCACTCTGTTTTACCAATATGGAGATTTTCAAATTTATTGAATTTCCCAATTAGTTCAACATCTGTGCTACAATTTAACGTATAAACCGTAGCTGTTCCTTCTGATACAAACCAATGCTCGCTTCGATCTTTATGTCGTTGCATACTTAAACATTTGCCAGGGGCAACAGTTAATTCTTTTACTTTGACATCTTTACTTTGTTCATGAAGAACTCGATAATAGCCCCACACCCTTTCAGTTTTAGGTGTTTTCCATTCTTGTAATATCCATGAACTAGAATTAATTTTGTTTTCGCCACCAACGCCAAACGCAAAAACTAAATTATCATCTTTAATATCCATCTCGGGAATATTTTCCTGAGTACGATCTCCGCCATTTGCAAAAACAATTTGATCATTGGGATATAATGCTCGCAAATCTCGAATAGCTTCTTTAGCTGATCCATCTCGATCATTAAAAAATATTGTACGATCTACCATGCTCAAATTTTTAACAATGCCATTACGCTCTTGTTCAGGCATAAACGGTGCACCTTTTTTACGACTAAGCCATGCATCTGAATTTATTCCAACAACTAATAAATCACCTAATTTTTTAGCTGATTTAAAATATTCAATATGCCCAGAATGTAAGGGATCAAACCCTCCGGTTACTAAAACTATTTTTCTCATTATCGCCTCATTGTAGAAATTTCTTTTGCCTCGTCATCACTAAAGATGGGGACAGCATTAGACTTGTGCATTGTACCAATACCTAGAACCTTTGTTCCAGTATACACGGGTGCCGGCTTGCTAGAAACTGCACCTGTTATTTTATCGTTTAAACTTTTAATATTTTTATTCGTAATGCCTCGGGGATTAGAAGATACCGGAGGAATATACGCATCTGCTTCCATAGCTCGTTTACGTTTTTTATCCTCATCTGCAATACCCCATTTTTTCTGCATAAGTTTCCATTCTTCTGCTAAAGCTCTAGCATTACGTGCCTGTTCAGCACTTTGAAATTTAACTTTTGATTTCTTTTTTCCGGTTGTAGATAACCAGGGTCCAACGATGTGCATTGTCATATTAAATCTCCCATACTATATTATAACATCTTTTTCAATACTTGTCAAATGCTCGATATTTGTGGTGGTTTACCGTTCTACTGTCATACATTGGGTCATCTGGTATATCATCCGAAACTAACCAATTACTTACGACTGGTTCGGGTTCGTCTCGTTTGAAGAACCTAGTCAATCTTTCAAAGAGACTGCGGCTTTTTTTGCTTTTGGTTCTTTCTTAAGAACTGGAATAATATCTACAATAGTTTTTGGTTTAGCAGGGGGAAGAATATTGGGAAATGCTTCTCTAACTAAATCTTCTGTAAGCGTTTTATATCTAGTTTCAAGATTTTTGTCTTTAGCTAAACATATTACTTCAGACTCTGTCCAATGGATACCTTCAAGCATTTGAACAAACAATTGTTCTTTTTTAATTTTAGATAGGTTAATATTTGGTTCTAGCCAAATATACATACGTCTAAATTCTGCATACAAGTTTGTTTCGGAATATCCAATTGGAATTTTCTCATCTTTCTTGAATGGCGGTTCACCCTCTGGTAAATCTAATTTAACATCTGGGTTAAAATTGATTTGTAGAACGCCCTCAAGCTGTGGGCTATGGTATGATCTTAATACAGCAATCTTTTTATCTTTGCCGTTTGTTTTTTCGACTTCTTCGAAAATTTGTGGTATAGTTGTTCGCATCAGAACTCCTCAATTAATTCCAACATATTCTTCATTTTATGCTCAATGAAAAAGTTCAAAAGCATACTCTTGTTTTTATCAGGCTGACCTGTGTAGTTATTTATAATAGAATTTTTAATCTCTTCTGGGATGCAGGCAAAGTCAACCAATTTGCGATTACGTTCAAATCGAGTCTTAAATTCATCATCTTGTGGCATAAGCGTTGCATCTTTGTACCAAGCTTCTAATTTTTTAGTTGTGATTGGTTTTTGTCTTTCACCTGCAACAATACTATCATCTGCAGATAATACGTTAGGTACTCCGTCGCCCTTGT